GATTCCTGTACGTACTGTGAGTACAAGGGAACAGAACACTGCACTTGATCTAACTTTTATTACAACTTTTCATTTTTGGGTAATATAGGGACAATGCAGAATCAAAAGAAGACTATCTTATTTTTGTCGGATCACCCCTTGAGCACTTCCGGTGTTGGAACTCAAGCACGTTGGTTGATAAATGGCCTCATAAACACAGGCAAATACAGTTTTAAGTGCTTTGGAGGCGCAATCAGGCATGACAGCTACGAAACTGTAGTTGTCAACCCAGATTTCATCATCAAGCCAACAAACGGGTTTGGAGATAAGTCTCTTCTAAGAAAAACTCTTGCCCAGGTAAGACCAGACGCAGTCTTTCTCTTCACAGATCCTAGATTTTTTATCTGGACGTGGGAGATGTCTGATGAGATACACCAAATATGCCCAATAGTTTATTGGCATCTATGGGATAATCCTCCGTGGCCAGATTTTAACAGACCTCTATATGAATCTACAGATTTAATTAACTGCATTAACTATCCAACGTACGAGATGGTAAAGGAAAGATTTCCTGAAAAAACAAATTATATCCCTCATGCAGTACCAGAAGATCTATTTTGTCCAATTCCAAGCGAAGAGACGCTAAAGTTTAAATCAGCTCTCTTGGGTCAAGAAAGAATAGACCACTTTACGTGTCTGTATGTTTCAAGAAATGCAAGAAGAAAAATGGTAAGTGATATTCTTGTATCTTGGAGAGATTTTATTAATGAATTAGAAGAAAAGCACGGACACAAAAAAGCAACGCTTGTTTTGCACACTGATCCCATGGATCAAGAAGGAACTAACCTTCATCAGGTCATAGACCTTCTGGAGATAAAGGACAATATCGTCTTTTCAAAAGATAGAATTGGATTTCATGAAATGAAATCCCTTTACAACGTATGTGACACAATCATCAATAGGAGTTGCAATGAAGGTTTTGGGCTCCCCACTCTCGAAATGATGATGTGTGGAAAGCCCATCATCGCAATTAAGACGGGTGGTTTAACTCGTCAAGTTGAAGATCCAGAGACAGGTGAGCAGTTCGGAATCGGAATGGAACCAGAGGTCAGAACGATGGTAGGAAATCACATGGTTCCTTACATCTATGAAGATTTTGTCTCTCATGAAACTGTCAAGAATGCATTCATGAAGATGTATGAAATGGGGTCTGAAGCACGAGAATCTCTTGGTCTAAGGGCAATGGAAAGAGCAAGAAGTGAATACAGTCTTAAAAAAGTCGTCGATGATTGGGATAGGACTTTAAGCGATACAATAGAGAAGTGGAATTCAAAGGAAAATCCACTGTGGAAGGCCATTGAACTATGAATCTATTTGAAATGACAAGCAAATCAGAAAGAAAGAAAGTCTTACTCAGGGGACCAGTTCTTACCCAATCTGGGTACGGTGTACACACAAGGCAAGTTGCAAAATGGCTGTTCGATAGAGACGACCTTGACGTTGAAGTTCAAGCTCTTCCCTGGGGTGACACTCCGTGGTTAATTGATAAAAATCTATATGACGGATTTGTCGGCAGGATTATGGAAAGGACAGTGGATCCCACGGGCAAAAGATATGACGCTACCGTTCAGGTTCAATTACCAAATGAATGGGATACTCAATTTTCCAATACAAACATTGGAATTACAGCTTCTGTTGAAACAGATAGATGCAATCCTGAGTGGGTAAGTTGTTGCAATAAGATGTCTTTAATCATTGTTCCTTCTTTGCATGCAAAAAGCAGTTTGTGCAATACTGGTAAAATTTTAACTCGTATCGAAGTAATTCCCGAAGCTTATTCAAACGCAATTCTTAATTTTAAAGAGACTAGAGTTGATGAATTAGATTTTTCTACTAGCTTTAATTTTTTAATTTTTGGACAAATAACTGGGAACAATCCAGAAAATGAAAGAAAGAACATCTTTTATACAGTTAAGTGGTTGTGCGAAGTTTTTTCCAAGGACCCGGACGCAGGCATCGTAATAAAGACAAATTCTGGTAGAAATACTTGTATTGATAGAAGATTAATGCAACAAACTTTCGAAGCCTTGATCAAGGAAGTAAGAAAAGGCCCATTCCCAAGAATTCATTTAATTCACGGAGACATGTCCGACGAAGAAATTAGCTCTTTGTACAGACATCCCAAGATTAAATGTCTAGTTTCTCTAACAAAGGGAGAAGGGTACGGATTACCAATTCTTGAAGCTGCAGCGTCAGGTCTTCCTGTCATGGCAACGAATTGGTCGGGTCACAAGGACTTTTTATCTCACGGAAAATTTATCGAAATCGACTACAAGCTTTCTGAAATTCATCCCTCTAGAGTCGACAACAGAATTTTTATGAAGGGGAGTAAGTGGGCAAATGTAATAGAAGACGACTTTAAGAAAAAAGTCATGAAGTTCAGATCAGCTTCGACCATTCCAAAGGAATGGGCAAAAGATCTAAGAGAAAAAATACAAAAGAAATATTCAATAGAAGCTGTAAAATCTTTATACGAAGAAGCTACAAGAGGCATGATGTAATGATAGAAATTGTTTCAGTATCATTTTTTTTGATTGCGTCATTTCTAGCCATAAGTCTAAAAAAGAACATAGAGCTTATGGAAAAGATAGACGAAATACAAGAAGCTCTTGAGAATTCTTTAGAAATACTCGAAATCCAATCCAAAAAGATCGAGCAAAAAGCTAAATTAGAGGTTTTTTCTGATGAACCCGTTGTGAGAAACTTAATAAAAGACATCATAGAATCAAAAAATGCTGTCGTACGAGTTGCAAAATTACTAGATGATTCTATGATTGAAGATTCAATAGAAGGCAAAGAAGAAGAATGAAAACAAGAATAGCAAAAAAAAGAAAGGAGAAAAAGATAGAGAAAGTCTCCGAAGAAATTAATAAAACTCCTGAGAAAAAGGAGACCAAAGAGGAAAAAGACAAACTCAAACTTTATTTCAACTCAGACACCCAAGATGCAATTGTAGCATATCAGTCAGAAAATTTAAAGAAAGAAAAAGACAAACTCTACGTAGAGAAGATACTACCAGCATTCAAGAAGTTAGTTGAAAATCTTATCAACATTCATAAGTTTACTGGGATGCATGACACATATGAAGAGCTTAAGAACGATTGTGTCAATTTTCTATTCGAGACTATCCACAAGTTTGATGCATCGAGAGGAACGAATGCTTTTTCCTACTTCAATGTCGTTGCCAAAAATTGGCTTATTATAAAGACGAAACAAAAGTCACAGAGAACAAAAAAGAGCGTAAGTCTAGATGATCCTCAGTCACTTACGACTCATGAATCTCTAATAATAGAGGAATACAATACTGTAGAAGCTCAGGATCTTTTCTTTGAATCTGGTGGTACAGTTGAAGGCACTATCGGCCTCCTGTACGAAATTAGGTCTAGAGTGAAAACAGAAAACGAGCTGACTTGTATTAATGCAATAATTACAATTTTTGAGAATATTGACGAGATTGACCTCTTGAATAAGAGTGCAGTTTTACTCTACATGAGAGAGCTTTCAGGTCTTTCTCCAAAGCAACTTACAACAGCAATGCAATCCATAAAGAGAAGGTATAAAAAGTCTAGAATCGACTTTAGAGATATCTGATCTAGGAGAAGTCAAATATGAAAAAAGACAAGACAATGACTTTAGACGAAAAAATCAAAGATTTTTCTGATCTATTGCAACAGCTGGACGGTGTAACTGATAAGAAAAAAAGACTCTGGAAAGAGATTTATGAAAATGCTGTAACTGATAGGCAGAATGCATACGTCTTGTTCACTACGCTCGTGGAAATGGTTCAAGACAAAAGCACTGAGCACGCCATTCATGGAAAAACAATGGCCACCTACATAGAGAGAATGAGTCGAGCAAATGATCAAATCATAAAGCTCGCAGAATTAGTTTCAAAATCTGAGCAAAAGCAAGAAGAAGAAATTGACGCGGAAGAAATGTTTAAAAAGATAGGATCTTGATTGAATGACTCTTAAATCTTCTACGAAGACAAAATTTTCTGACAATCTTCGACAAATAGCAGAAGGAAGTTTTGATTCTGACAATTACATACATTCTCCTCCTGCAGCCTCCACATTTGTCAGAATGATAGTTCTGGATGTCATCTCTGATCCTAATACGTCTCTAAAAAGCGAGAACAAAAAAACTGAGTGGCAATCTCTGGGCATCTCAAACATGAGATATGCAGATACTCTCCCTAGAAACACAATAATTGCAAAAAAAATTGGAGAAGACGTCAATCCCATGTTTGTCTTCCCATTTTTTCCTTCACACCTATCCATGCCTTGCAAGCCGGGAGAATGCATGTGGGTGATGTTTGAAAAGCCTGACGCCGTTCAATCTGACATGGCATTCTGGTTCTGCAGAGTGGTCGAACCTCACATATCAGACGATGTAAATCACACTCACATTGGAGCTAGTCTTGACGTTGGAAACTCTCTCACCATGCAGGAAAGAGCACAAAGAGAGAAATCGGGAGATCAAGACTCTCAAAAAATTAGAGAGCTGAGAAATGGACCAACAATAAAAGTTGCAGGAGAACGCCGAACTTCTATCGACAATCTTTTTCTTAAGGGTGAACCTGAAGACATCTTTGAAAAACTGATAACTCAATCAGACGCATCTAAGCTGATGTCTTATGCATCAATTCCAAGATTTAGAAAAAGACCTGGAGATGTGGTTCTAGAAGGAAGCAATAATTCTCTCGTGGTCTTGGGAACAGACCGTCAGGGGCCTATAGCGAAGACTAGATTTGATTCAGGAGCTATAGACATAGTTGCTGGTAGAGGGCAGACAAAGAAGACGTCTGGAAAAGAAACCTCGACCTTTAGCATCATAGGATCGGGCCCAGACAAAAGAGGAAAAGATTTAAAGGAGTTAAAGAAAGAGCTAGAAAAGAATATCGACGACCTCGTACCAGAAGAAGGAGACCCTGACTTTGATAATGACAGAAGTAGAATTTTAGTCTCTCAAAGAACCGAGGTCGATAAGAATTTTAAGCTATCTAGCTATAACAGCAAATTTTCAAAACCTGACTTGAAAGACTCAGACACAGGAGATGCAGCAATCATTATAAAGTCTGACAAAATTAGAATGATTGCGAGATCTGACGTGGAGATACTGGTTACAGGATTTGATTCTGGAGAATCTGTCGATAAAAAAGACATAAAAAATGAAAGCGGAGACACTAAGAGATGGTCTTCGATAGTCATTAAATCAAATGGAGATATCGTGTTTACACCTTCAGAAGAAGGTGTCATTAAGCTTGGCGGCGAGGAAGCAAATCTTGCTGTTCTTTGTGAAAAAGCAACCGTTGCAAAACCTGGTCTAGTAACATGTCCGGGAGGTATAACTGATACTATGGGTGGAAAACAAGGAATTTCTCCTGAGGGTGGGACAAGTCTCGGAACTTTTGCAAAGAAAGTTTTAATGAAGTAGTCTCTGGCAACAAAAACTACGTACTCTAAGTTAAATTGATCGATAGTTAAGCTGTATGGCAGCTTATAGCTTTAAAAGCGTTGGAAAGACAAGAGAGCAAATTGCAGAAGAAACTCCTGAGGTTTCTCGCATACCTTTTGGAATTAAGACACCGCTAGCGCTCGGAACTAGCGAGGGCATATTTGCTATGAACTATAGCTTGGCAGACCAATTTGCTGACAATCTAAAAAATCTTTTACTGACAAATTGGGGAGAAAGATTAGGACATTATGATTTTGGAGCAAATTTAAAGCCCTTGACTTCAGAATTTGTTTCTCAAGATTCTTTTGATACGGAAGCAATTGACAGAATAAGAAACGCAGTACAAAAGTGGATGCCTTTCATCGACCTAGAAGACTTTTCCTCTACAGTAGATAGAATTGAAAATAAAAATACGGCAATTATTAAGATTACAATCACATACAATATACCCGCACTTGAAGTGACAAAGAAATCTCTTCAAATAGTCTTGTATGTTATGTAACAGATATTTTATTACCTGATAGGACATGAAATGGCTATTGAAGATAACAAAACTGCTCTTAAATCGGTAAGGCAAAGAAATTACCTTGCGAGAGATTTTGATGGTTTTAGAGCTGTCTTGCTGGAGTATGCTAGACAATACTACCCTGATAGAATTCAAGATTTTTCTGAGTCTTCTCTTGGTGGTCTTTTCTTAGAC